GCCTATACTAATGAAGCCGATGTAGTTAATAGATTTGTTCCTGCTATGTGTGCAGGGTTAGCTTATTATTTATCTATGAAAAAAGCTCCAGCGCGAACACAAGAAATGAAATTAATTTATGAGGATGAATTTAATAGAGCATTGCAAGAAGATGGATCTCCTGCAAGTGTTTATATTTCTCCTAAGACTTATTATCCGGAGATATAATGGCAAAATTTGCAAAAGGAAAACACGCATTAGCAATTTCAGATCGAAGTGGATTAGCTTATCCATGGAGACAAATGGTTACAGAATGGAATGGAGCATTTGTTCATTACTCAGAATATGAACCTAAGCAACCACAATTAGAACCCAAACCATTTGTAGCTGATCCTCAAGGATTAGATAAAGCAAGACCAGCTAGAACAGAATTCGGAACACAAGATTTTTTACCAAAGAATCCATTTACAACAGCAGCTGCTTCTAAACAAGTTACAGTTTCAGAACCTTTTAGTAAAAGATCCAATAATGATATTGTAAGATTTACTGCCGTTAAATCTCCGGTGGGAGGAGTTGCAGTTTCTACATTTGAAATGTCAACTACATTAGCATCTTCAATTGATGCTAGTACTGATTCTATTTTATTAACTGATTCATCGGCGTTTCCTACAGCTGGATATATAATTATTGAAAAAGTCCAAACTTCTGGTGCCACGGGAGATTCTTATTATAATAATGAAGTAATTCAATACACAGGAAATTCAGCTAATACTTTAACGGGATGTACACGGGGAACCAACTCACAATTTAGAGGATATACTCCTAAAAATACAACAGCAAGTTCTCATAATTCAGGAGCAAAAATTTATGGTGGATATTCTATAACTATGGTACAAACAACTCATAACCAAGCTGGACAGCCACCAACAGTAACTCAAGAAAATAGTTACACGTTTGATTTAGTATCGAATGCTGCAGCTAGTGCAACTGGAGGAGGATTCCAAGTCTTAGCAGGGCCATTGGATTACCAACAAGGATAATATGACATACGCAGAATTAGTAACAAAAATTAGAGAATATACAGAAGTAACAAGTTCAGTTTTAACTGATGCGATTGTAAATGGGTTTATAGAAGACGCTGAATGGAGAATATTAAGGGATGTAGATGTAGATGCCAATAGAAGATATGAAACAGCTAGTATGGTGGCTTCAACTAGATTTATTGATGCCCCAGATAATTGTTTAGTTATTAGATCGGCTCAAATTGTTGATTCAGACGGAGTTGGAGCAGCTGATAATAGAGATTTTTTACAGTATAGAGATACGAGTTTTATGTCCGAGTTTAATCCTAAAAATTCGACAGGAGTGCCTAAATATTATAGCTGGTGGGATGCTGATACAATTGTCGTGGCTCCTACTCCTAATGCGACCTATACCATTCAATTAAATTTTACCTTGAAAGACCCAGGATTATCGAGTACAACTACTACAACATACTTAAGTTTGAAGTTTCCCAATGGACTTTTGTATGCATGTCTGATAGAAGCATTTAGTTTTCTAAAAGGCCCGAATGACCTCTTGCAATTATACGAAGGAAAGTATAAACAAGCTGTTGAAGGCTTCGCAATAGAACAAATGGGAAGACGAAGACGAGACGAATATCAAAGTGGTGTTCCTCGTATAGGTAAATAGGAGAAAAAAAATATGGCTATAACACAAGCGATTGCAAACGCATTTAAGAAACAGCTATTGGAAGGCGATCAAAACTTTGCTTCATCATCTGGAGACAAGTTCAAGATAGCCCTTTATACTTCTTCAGCAACTCTAAACTCAGCGACTACTGCATATTCAGCATCTAACGAAGTTGGTAATAGTGGACAGTATACAGCTGGTGGTGGAGCGTTAACCAATAACGGAACATCTATTTCTGCAGGTGTAGCGAGAGCTGATTTTGCAGACCGTTCTTTTACTGGTGTAACTCTAACTGCTAGAGGAGCTTTAATTTATAACACTTCATCTGCCGTAACAAATGCAGCAGTGTGTGTTTTAGATTTTGGAGCAGATAAAACAGCTACTTCTGGTACGTTTACAATTCAATTTCCAGCGCCGACAAGTACAGCAGCTATCCTAAGAATCTCAGGATAATAGGGAGGTAACTTCCTATGAGTCAACCGACTTGGGGTTCAGGTGTTTGGGGACAAAATCAATGGGGCGATCAAGCCGACGTAGCAATTGTAGCTACAGGTTTTGCATTAACCAATACACTCGGGGACGAAACATCAGCCGGAGAAGTTAACACTGGGTGGGGTAGACTTACCTGGGGCGAAAACGCTTGGGGCGAGTATGGCGATGCCATAGTAAATAATACTAATCTCCTAATGAGTGCCACTCTTGGAACGGCAGTCTATGGTGGAGATGCCAACGCAACAAATTCTACAAATAATAATCAAGAACTAGGTGTTACAGTAGGTACTGTCACAGCAACTGGAACTACAACTGCTTATCTTACTGGAATAGCAATGACTAATTCATTGGGAACTGCTGATGCAGGTCCTGATGCGATGGCTACTGGTAATCATGCTACAATGGGACTTGGTTCCGTTTCGGCTTACAACGCAACTGGTTGGGGCAGACAACATTGGGGAGATAATGCCTGGGGTGTAGAAGGAACATGGGCGACTGCATTAGTTTCTGGAATTGGAATGACTGCAACTTTAGGAACTACTTCCGAATTATCTGGCGATGCCACAATAACAGCAAATACTTTAAATATAGCTCAAGTTACTTTAGGGGCAGTAGATGTAGCTCCTGATGCAATGATTATTGGCGAAGCAGCCGTAATGAATTTAGGTACATTAGGAATGCAAGGAGATGTCACTGTAAGTCCTACTGGAATAGCAATGACTGCTGCTCAGGGAACAGCAGTTTTAGATGCAAATACTATAGCGAATATTGATTCTGGTGCTTTACCAATGACATTGGGTTATGGTGCATCAGGTACTTCAGTTAAGATTCATAGCACTGTAATTCCTACGGGAATTGAGTTGACAACAAGCCTTGGAGCTGGTAGTGCTCTAATATGGAACAAAGTTGATACAGGTTCAGCACCTATTGACCCACCAGGTTGGGTTCCCGTTGCTGCTTAGAGTAGTTGACACTATCTCTTATTTTTAATAAAATGATGATATAAGGAATTAAAAAATGGCGAATTCAACATCAGCGAGTTTAAAACTTACGGTCCAAACTACTGGGGAAAACTCCGGAACATGGGGACAAATAACTAATACAAATTTATTAATCTTAGAACAAGCAATTGGTGGTTATGGAGCATTTGGAGTTACCAATGCGAGTAGATCATTAACATTCACTAATGGAGCTGTTTCTAATGGTAAAGATCAAGTCATTAAACTTTCAGGAACATTGTCAGCTAATGTTAATGTTACAATGCCTGATTCCGTGGAAAAAACTTATTTAGTAGAAGACGCATGTGATCATGCAGGATATACTCTTACTTTTAAAACTACATCCGGTACTGGAATAGCATTATGTGAAGGACATACTTATGTTTTATGGTCGGATGGAACAAATGTTTATAAAGGACAAGAATTAAAAAAATGGAGAGCTGTTACAGCAGCTGAAACAGTTCAAGCTGGAGCACAACTTGCTGTTAACACAAATGGTGGAGGCGTAACTATAACTCTACCTGCTTCCCCGTCTCTCGGAGACGAAGTATCTTTTATAGATCAAGGATATGATTTTGATAGTAACGCATTGACTGTTGGTAGAAACAGTTCTAATATAGCTAACGCAGGATCCGATTTAACAGTAAATACTCAAGGGGCTGCTTTTACATTAGTTTATTCTGGAGACGCTACAACAGGATGGACTTACACGGAGAAATAGGAGATAATTAATTATGTCAAATTACGAAGCTACAAAATACGATTTCGATGGTGCAAATCTTACTGGAATAGAAGGAATCCCAAGTGGATGTATTATTCCTTGGTCAGATACTTCTGTACCTTCAGGTTTCTTAGAATGTAACGGTCAAGCTGTTTCAAGATCAACTTATGCAGCTTTATTTGCTATTGTGGCAACGACTTATGGAGCTGGAAATGGTTCAACAACTTTTAATGTACCAGACTTAAAAGATAACGTAGCATTAGGAAGATCCAATAGTGCAGCACTTGCATCTACGGGAGGAGCAAATACAGTTTCTTCAACTGGAAACGTGGGAGGCTCAACAGCTAATGCCACTCTTTCTACAGCACAATTAGCTTCTCACTCACACTCTTTTAGAGCTGGACCTTTTGGCCCCGGTGCTCCGAATTGGGGACAACCAGGACCTCATACACTAACTAACCCTACAGTAAGTACTAATAATACTGGATCAGACACAGGACACTCGCACAATATGAGTGCAACTTTTTCTGGCGATGCAACTTCAGTTGTACAACCGTATTTAACTGTATTATATGTGATTAAAACTTAAGGAGAATTATGGCAACAAGTGCAAAATGGACAGTAATAATGGCAGACCAAAAAGTGGTTAGACACGATGGGGTAAGTCTAAGTTATACAATTAATGATGATTCTTTTTGGAATCAAGCTCACTTTTCAAATATATGGGCTATTCAATTTGGAACAACTCCATCTTCAGATGAAGTAGAATACAAAGATGGTACAACTCACTCGGCTTATGATGCCAGTGTTTTAGGTAATTTTAATGAATTCAAAACTAGATTTGATGCAGCTCATTTATCACAATTACAAGCTGATTGGGATGAAGACAATACTACTGAGAGCGAAACAGCTGAACAAAAAATTAATAGAATAGGTGCAAGAC